AGGCTGCTGCTGGATCGCGGCTATGAACGGGCGACCCGCGCAACGCTGCGATCTATCGGGGCGTCGGTGGGGACGGGGCTGATTAAACAGCGACTAGCGGAATTAGACGCTGAGGCGGCGCGATTGGCGGCGGCGGGCGAACGGCTTAAACCGGATAACCCGGTGCTGCGGGCGCTGCTGGCTGACCTCGAACCGGAATTGCGGCGGAATGCGGCGCGGATTGATGTGGGCGCGGCTGAGGCGCAACGGGCGGGGATTGAGGCGGCGCGGCGGCTCGTGCGGGAACTGGCGATACCGGGCATTAACGATCAGCAATTGGCGGTGATTGGCGTGCAGTGGAATACGCCAGACCCGGAGGCGGTCAATGCGCTGGTGGGGTATGTCAATTCGCCGGGGTGGGCTGAGGAAATGCGACGGTATCCCGGCGTGGTTTTGGTGACGGTACAAAACCAAGCGATACGCGGGATTGTGGCGGGGTGGAATCCGCTGCAAACGGCGCGATTGATCAGGCAGATGACCGAGGGGTTCAGCGTGGCGCAAGCGAATACGCTGATGCGGACGGTTCAATTGCAGAGCTATCGGGATGCGGCGGTACTGCAACGGGTCGCTAATGCTGATATTTTGACGGAACAAATTAGAATTGCGGCGCTGGATTCGCGGACGTGTATGGCGTGCGTGGCGCTGCATGGGACGCGGCTGCCGATTGGTGAGCGGATTAATGATCACCATGCGGGCAGGTGTACGTCGATTAGCGTGGTGAAGGGGCGTCCGCGTGATGTGCGGACGGGCGAGGCGTGGTTTGGGGGGTTGCCGGAAGAACGGCAACGGGCGCAGATGGGCGACTCGGCGTATGAATTGTGGCGTCGGGGGCGGATTGATCTGCGCGATTTTGTGCAACCGTACAATGATCGCGTGTTCGGGGAGATGGTACGAGAGGCGTCAGTGAAGGGGATGCTGGCACGATGACGACACCGATGATGCGACCCTACTTATTTGATCATGTGCTGATGAATCGTATACACGTCATTGATGCAATGGAATTGTGTGCGCTGCTGCCCAATGAGTCGGTTGACGCCGTGCTGTTCGATCCTCCGTATGGGATGGGAATTGACAAGTGGGATCAACCTATTGAGATACTCCCGTTTCTCAACGAGGTCGAGCGCGTTTTGAAGCCGAAGGGGTTTTGCGCCTTTACAACCCAAATGCCGATGATGATTGATTGGTTAGTTGCGCTTCGCGCCACCGGATTACGCTATAAGGATCATATTGCGTGGATCAAGCGAAAAACAACGACAAGTATGTTGGAGATCAATCGTTCGCACGAGGAACTGTTCATTTACACGAAAGGGGTGTCGAAATATCACCAAACCAAAGGGAAATACACCGACGTGAAACTGCCGGGACTTTTGGTCGATGCTGCCACTATTGCCTCAGTAGCCACATACATCGAGAACCTACATGTAACTATCCGGCGCGGTGAACCACCGACTATGAAACGTCGTGGCGACGAGAGCCAGCACAAATCTCATGCAGGACATTCATGGATGAAGGAAGTTATGCGCTCACCTGAGTACGTCAATTTTACCAATGTGTGGTCATTTTTACCGGAAAATCTGGCAACGCTCGGCGGGGGGCATCAGCACGCCACCATGAAGCCCGTCAAGATGTGGACGCGGCTTATCGAACTGACAACCCCGATAGGGGCGGTGGTGTTCGATCCGTTCGTGGGAAGCGGGACAACGGCATTAGCGGCGCGGAATTGCAAGCGGCGCTACATCTGCGGGGATCAATCGCCTGAGTATGTGGCGATTGCGCGGGATAGGGGGAGGCTGCCCTTTGAAGCGCGGCATATGCCCGTGAATGACGACGTGAGTCATCTGCCGATGTTTGCAAAGTAGGGTTATAGAATGTGCGTTACACCAAGTAATAAAGTGCATGATCGAAAGATGAAAAACTTTTCGAGGCGTAGCTCGTAAAAAACGAAAGAGGGCAAGACGTGGCAGACGAACAAAATCAGCAAGGGCAGCAGGGCGGCGGATCATCGTCTGAGGGGACGCAAAATACCGGAAACATGATTCCGCAATCACGGTTTAACGAGGTGCTAGAACGCGCACGTAAGGCAGAAGAGGCGCTGGTGAAGCACCAGACGGACAGCCACGCTTCTGAGCAGGAGCGGCTTAAGAAACAAGGTGAGTGGCAGACTATCGCGGAGAACGCGACGAAAGAAGCCGACTCGCTGAAGGCATTCAAGACGCGGGCGGAAACGCTCGAAAGCACGATCAAGGCGGGGAATGAAGCGCGGATCGCGCTCGTGCCGGAAACGATGCGAAAGTTGATCCCGGTGAATTACCCGCCGGAACATCTCCAGACGTGGCTGAACGACAACTGGAGTCTACTGACTGTCAAGCCCGCGCCGGACATCGACGCGGGGGCGGGCGGTGGAGGTGGGACGCGGGCGGTCATACTGACGGCAGAGGAACAAGCGCTGGCTCGCCGGGCGGGAATGACGGACGCGCAATACGCACAGTACAAGAAATAGCGCAGACAGAGGGGAACAATGCCAGATACTAGTTTAGGATTCCGGTTTCGGTATCGGTTGAGCGGGCAGCCGCCGACGATCCAAACTTTGACGTTCAAGGACACGGAGACGCTGACGAAAGGCGATCTCACCAACCTTGAAACGGGTGAGATTGACCTCGCGGCGACGAATGACACCACGCTAGTCGGCGCGATACAGGAGACGAAAGCCGGGACGGATAGCGTCACAACCGCCAGAGTGATCACAGACTTTGACGCCGTGTACGGGGTGTATGATGCGAATGCGCGGCTTATTGGCGCGACGCTGGATTTAGCCGGGGCAACGGGCGCAATGACCGTCGCCGCATCAAGCAACGTTGATTTGATCGTCGTGGCAAACAGCACGGCGGCTGAGGAAACACTCGTCATGATCGCGCATGGTGAACACTGGCAGCAACCGTAATTAGTCGGTTGAAGCCGGATTAGACAGGGAGAAAAGCTATGGCTATCGTGACAGGCGCAGGGTCGGGTTGGGCAGATTTGCTTGACCCGACGGTAAAGTTTAAGGCGGACGCGGCATTTGTACGGCGTCAGTCGATGCTGCCGATGTTGTTCAACGTGCAGGGGTCGAGTGGGGCGCGTGAACAAATCTCCGGCGTGGGGGCAATCGGGATCGACGCCTGGAAGAACTACGAAAATTCGGGCGGCATTACGCCGGAAGTCGACTTCGATCAGGGATACAAAAAGACGTATACCCACAAGGAATACAGTCTCGATTTCGGTATTTTCCGAAAAGACGCGGATGATTCCAACCTCGCTGAGGCGTTCCGGGTGGCGGAACGCATTGGTGACAGCGGATCGCTGTTTCGTGAGACGGAAGCGGCAAGCGTGTTCAACAATGCGTTTAACAGCTCGTTTGTGGGCGCGGACGCGGTGGCGCTGTGCAGCGATTTGCATCCGCTGTCACCGCAAAAGACGGGCGTCACACAAGACAACAATTTCGCGCTGGCGCTGACTAAAACCAACGTCCGCACGATCCGCGAGGCGATGATGGCGTTCACGGATGATAACGGCAACAAGCGCGGGATCACCCCGAATTTGCTGCTCGTGCCGCCTCAATTACAGGACGATGCGATTGAGATCGTCAACAGCACTTTGAACCCTGACACGGCGAACAACACGGTTAATCCCATGTTTGGTCGGTTTCAGGTCATGCCTTGGCATTACCTGACCGACAGCAACGCATGGTTTATGATTGATTCCAACGAAATGAGGATGTCATTGGATTGGTTCAATCGTGCGCCGTTTAGCGTTGCGCGGCGTGAAGGCGATGACACGACGTTGAAGGCGTACTGGCGTGCGTACATGCGCTTTAGCTACGGCTGGAGCGGGTGGCAGTGGGTCGCGGGCAGCAACCCTAGCTAGTTAGCCTCACCCCTTAACCCCCTCCCCATTTGGGGAGGGAGTCAAATTGAAGGACGAGGCGTGCCTCGTCCCTACAAGAAAGAGGTTTCTATGACCAATCTCACAAAGTTCCCGAACGGGGTGAGCAGCTTCGGAATGCCCATTTTGCCGGGAGCGGGCGGGCTGCTGACAACGGGCAGCGTGTTCTTCGTTCACAGCGGCACGGGATTGAATAGTTATGGCGGCACAGAGCCGTCAAGACCGCTGGCGACGATTGATTACGCCATCGGTCTGTGTAGCGCGAATAAGGGCGACATCATTTTCGTGATGCCCGGTCATGCTGAGACGGTCAGCGCGGCGGCGGGGATCGCCGCAGATGTAGCGGGGATCAGCATTATCGGGATGGGCAACGGGACGAATCGTCCAACGCTATCGTTTAGCGCAGCGGCGGCAACGTTTGCGATCAGCGCGGCGAATATCACGGTGGCGAACCTGCGCGTCACATCGACGATTGATGAAGTGGTCAAGATGTTCCATGTTACTGCGGCTTATGTGACACTGGACGGCATCGAACACTTTGAAACGGCAACCTTCCAGACGATTCAGTTTTTGTTGACCACCAATGCGGCGGATTACTTGACGGTGAAGAATTGCTATCACTATCAAGCGACGGCTGCGGCTGCGGCTCAACTGTGGATTCAACTGGTGGGGACGGACAACGCACGCATCATCGATAACACATTCATCCTTGCGCTGCAAAACGGCGCAACGTGCGCGGCGATCAATGCGACAACGGCGGTTGTGAACTGCGAAATTGCGCGGAATGTGATTTTGCAAACGGGCGGCACTTCGCAAGTGAGCGCGATTTTGCTGGTGACGGCATCAACGGGAATTGTGTATGACAACCGTGTCGCGGCGGCTGTGACCACGCTGGCGGGGACGGTTGCGCTGGCATCGGCTTATGGGGCGGAAAACTACGCGCTCAATACGGCGAACAAGTCAGGCATCCTTGACCCGGTGGCGGACACGTAAATCATGGCAATCCGGGCGCATAAGCTGACACAAGCGGTTGCTGCGGGGAGCGCGGGATCGGCGGTGGCAACGGTGACAAGCAACATCATCAGCGGGCTAATCCACGCGATCTATGTGGCGCAAGCGGGGACGCCAGCGGCGACGACTGACATCACGATCTCGATTGTCACCCCCGCTCTGGCGGTGCTGACACTCACAAATGTCACGTCGTCGGGGTGGTATTATCCACGTGTATTGGGTGATGGCCCAACGGGGGCGGATTTGACCGGGTGGTATGATCGGCAGCCCGTCGACGGGTACATGACGGCGGCTATCGCACAAGGCGACGCGGCGCAAACGTTAGATGTGACGATTTTTGTAGAGGCGTAACCATGACTTTCACGTATAGCCCCTCAGCGACGCCAACCGATTTGACGCGGGTGAGATTTCACACGGGGCAGACCGTATCGGCGGAATCATTTTTGAGCGATGAAGAAATCGCCATGATGATCGCTGAGGAAACGACGTGGAAGCCAGCGGTGATCGCCGGGCTGAAGTTTATCATCCTGAAATTGAGTCAGCCGGATTTTCAAGCCGACTGGCTCAAAGTGAGCAACGGCACGGCGCGGGCGGGGTATCAACTGATGCTGAATGAGAAGCGGCGCGATTTTGGTATCTCTGCGATTACAGCGACGGCGGTGCATACGTATCGGGCGGATAGTTTGGCAACAGAAGCGCCGGATTATGAATCGACTGACGATGAGTAGCCTCACCCCCGACGTGGGGAAAGACGCCTCACCCCCGACGTGGGGAAAGACGCCTCACCCCCGACGTGGGGAAAGACGCCTCACCCCCGACCCCTCTCCCAAAAGCAGGAGAGGGGAGAAAAGAAGTGGGCGATGGGAGATAGAAGGTAGCTTATGCCAATCATCAGCAGCCAAGTGCTTGCCATGATCCGACGTGTGACTGAGACCAGTTTCAGCGATACGTGCCTGATCGAGCGCGAGTCGAATACGGTAGGGACGTATGGCGAACCGACGCATCAATGGGAAGTGACGGCGGCGGATAAGCCGTGCAGGTTGATCTCGGTTGGGGCGCGGCTGGGCAGCGGGATCGCGGAAGCGGGCGCGGCGGAGTCGCTGAAATATGAATATCGGTTGATCGTGGCGCAGGATGTGGCGCTGGCGGTGGATATGCGGGTGACGATTGCCGCGCTGGTGTACAACGTTGTGCGGATTGAGGACGCGCTGACCGATGAAGCGTATCACAGCGCGGTTTTGCAGAGGAGGGATTAGATGACGGTCAGGCTGAATAAAGCCAAGCTGGAACGGTTGATCAGGGAGACGCCAGAACGCGCCGACCAGATGCTACGCGGCGTGGCGACGGAGATAGTCAACGATATAGTGTTGAGCTTCGGGAGCGGCGTGTCTGCTGCGGGTGATCCGCCGGGCGTTGATACGGGGACGCTGCGGGCGTCGATGCGCTGGTCGAAAGACGGGAAGCTGCGCTATCTGGTTCAGGACGGCGTAATCTATGGGATTATGCTGGAATGGGGTACTGAGAATATGGCGGCGCGTCCGTTTGTGACCCCTGTGTTTGAGGAATGGCGTCAACGCAAATTCGCGGACTATGTGCGAGACTTCGGGGTAATGCGCTGATGGCTGAGGTCGCACTGGATGCGCTGTACCGGACGGTTCGCAACCGATTGATCGCATCGAGCGAGATTTGGGGGACGAAAGCGTTTCCCGACCTTGCGCCCGCGAAGACCGAGCGTCCGTATGTGGTGTTTAACTACACGGGCGGCGGCGAACTGAATGCGCGGGTGAGTCAGGATGCGGAGATCGTGCTGACTATTAAGATCATCAGCACGGAATTAGGACAGGCGCTGTATGGGGCGCAGCGGATCAGCAGCTTGTTTAATGACGCGGATTTGTCGAGGTCTGGGGCGTTGGACGCGGGCAGCGAGTGGGTGATCATCCACGTGAAGCAAGAGCAAATCGTCCACATGGTTGAGATGGTGGAGGGTGTGCAGGTGTATCACGACGGCAATCGGTTTCGCTTTAGGATGGAGAGGATTTAGACGATGGTCAGTTACGCAGAAAATACGGTTTATTTGACGATGGGCGGGACGGCGGTACAAGCCTATTTTAAGGATGTGCAGCTTTCCCCGTCTAATTCGGCGGTGGATATTACGACGGGTGCGGGGGTGGATCATGTGCAGCGTGCGCCGGGTCTGAATGACACGAGCATCTCGATTACGCTGGCGTATGACCTGACGGATGTACAAACGTACATCCAGAAGATCGCAGCCGGGCAGACGATCAGCATTGAGTACGGACCCGAATCAAATGTGAGCGGCAAACCGCGCCACGTCCAAAATTTTGTGATCACGGGGGCTGATCATCAGGTCAGCGTCGATAAGTCGTCGGTCACGTTTAACGTCGTCGGTGAAGGGGCGGCTGCGCCCAGCGTGGATATGTTCACGGGTGGGGTGTACAGCTAGACGAGCCTCACCCCCGACGTGGGAAAGACGCCTCACCCCCGACGGGCGCAAAGAAGCCTCACCCCCGACGTGGGAAAGACGCCTCACCCCCGACGGGCGCAAAGAAGCCTCACCCCCGACGGGCGCAAAGAAGCCTCACCCCCGACGGGCGCAAAGAAGCCTCACCCCCGACCCCTCTCCCAAAAGCAGGAGAGGGGAGACAAGCAAAGAAAGCGAGAGGAATGGGTATGACAGACGAAAATAGCGGGATTGTGATTGATCGCAGTCGCATCACGCACAAGCAAGCGAAACAAGCGTCTTTGTTGCAGATCAAGGCGCAGCGGGCGCAACGGGATTTTGACCTTGAGGCGGCGACGGACTGTTTCGAGGAAGTAGATCGTTTCCTGGCGCAGATCGTGGTCGGCGTGCCGGAGGGGTGGCTGCCAAAAGGCGTCAAGATTGGTGACGCGGGCTGGTTGGATACGCTGAGTCAAGACCACTACGAAGAGATCATGGCGGAGGGCAATGCCAGTCAGCCGGGAAAAAAAACGGGCTAGGGCATTCGATTTGGATGCACCGCAAGTTTCCTAAACAGATCATTTTTGACGAGGACGAGGTGTGGCGAATCAACCGAATCCGAATCGCGAAATGGTTGGGCGTAAAACCGGACGAGATTGATAGGATGCCCGCCAGCGACGTTGAGGACATCATGGAAATTATGTGGTCGGACGAACAGAAGTGAGCGAAGAGGCGAAAGCCTCTTTTTTGATTCTAGCCTCACCCCCGACCCCTCTCCCAAAAGCAGGAGAGGGGAGAGGCGCGTTAATGGAACGGTGGCGCGGTAGGCTGAGAGGAATTGTGATCGGAGTCTCACTTGTTCGGTAGCGCGGTTGAAGTCGCCAGTTTATTTGGAACGTTAGACTTACGCGATAACGCGACGGGGGCGCTGCGGCAGTTTGATGGGGCGATGGATCGCTCGATGCAGAAGATGCAAGGATTTGGGACGAGCATCGGCAACATCGGCGCGGGGATGACTCGTTTCGGCGGTCAATTGACGGCGGCGGCGGCACCGCTGGCGGCGTTGTTCGGGGCGGCTGCGGCGCAAGCGATGAACTTTGAAGCGGCAATGGCGAATGCGGGCGCGGTGTTGGGGAAAACCGCCGAGCAGATGGGCGAGATCAATGCTGAAATTCTTGCGCTGGGCGAGGTGTCGCTGGCGGGACCGCAAGGGGTAGCGAACGCTTATTACGAGATCGTGTCGGGGGTAGCCGACGCGACTACGCATATGGCGATTTTGAATCAAGCGATTGCGACGAGTGAAGCGGGGCAAGCGGATTTGACCGCGACCACGAGCGCATTGATCAGCGTAATGAATGCTTACAATTTGAGCGCCGATCAAGCCGGGAACGTGTCGGACATCCTGACGCGCACGGTGGGACTCGGCGTTGGCTCGATGAACGAATTTGCGGCGGCGATCCCGAATGTGACAGGGGTCGCGGCGCAATTGGGCATTTCGTTTGAGGATGTCGCTACCAAAATGGCGTTTTTGACCACGAAAGGGTATTCGGCGTCGCAATCGGCGGATTACCTGCGCGGGGCGATGATTGCGCTGATCAACCCCAACGCCGCCATGACAAACGCATTGGCGGCGATTGGCGCGTCGAGCGGTAGTGCTGCATTAGAAATGTACGGGCTGACAGGGACGTATGAGCGGTTGAATGGCGTGATGTCCACCGATGAATTGGCGAATGCGGTGGGGCGCGTCGAAGCGCTGCAAGCTGTACTCGCCATCACGGGCGATACATTTGAGGGATTCGCGCAAAGTTTCGCGGGGGGGGTGGCGGGCGCGACGGAAGCGGCGCGGGCGATCCAGCGGGAGAGTCCGGCGTTCCAGTTTCAACTGCTGCAATCGAAGATTCAGGCGACGGGGATCGCGGTGGGGAAAGTGCTGCTGCCCGCGCTCAACCGATTGTTTGACCGCATGTCGCCGATCATTGATCAGGTGATGGCGTGGGTCGCGGCGAACCCAGAAGT